TGAATATATGCAGCATTAATTAATTGCGTCGTCAGTGAAGAATCAAGGAAATTAGTTTGATTAGACTGTATATAAGAAGAACTAACAATACCAGTAACAAAGGCAGAATCTCTTAATGACTGCCTTGCTTGTACATAAGCAGAATCGATTAATTGTGTTGTTAGCGCAGAATCGACTCCTCCGCTAGCAGTTGAACTAATTACGCCAGTTGAAGAATCGTAACTGATATTCGATCCTGCTACTAGAGTAGGTCTAACAACGTCAGCAGCACTAATCCAAGTAGAATTGCCATTACCAAGACTTTTAAGAAGTTGACCTGAGGTACCATCATCTCCAACAATATCGCCAATGTCTAGTACTTGAGTCTTTGCATCGATTAAAGTGTTGACCGTTGCAGAGTCTGTTCCAGATGAAGTCCTAGCAGCGATATAAGCAGAATCGATTAACGATACTACTTCTGCTGAATCTAAGAAATCGTAAGTGGTTTGTCTTGCTTGTACGTAAGCAGAATCTATTAATGATATTGCTTCAGAAGAATCAAGGAAATCGTAAGTAATTTGTCTTGCTTGTACATAAGCAGAGTCTATTAACGATATTGTTAATGCCGAATCTAACCTTGTGGCAACTTGTGTCGTGACAAAAGCACTATCAGCAAAATCGGCAGTAGAATATAGTGTCTGATTTGCTTGAATATACGAAGCATCAATCAACTGAGTTGTCAGCGCGGAATCTAATTTACCATTTACTGCTGATGTGTTTGCATTGATTAATGCAAGTAATGTATTGTAAGCGTCAGAATCGTCGTTCAATGCTGCCGCAAGTTCATTAAGCGTGTTAAGCGCACCAGGAGCACCGTCAATTAAATTATTAATCTGAGTAGTTACAAATGCGCTATCAGCAAAATCGGCAGTAGAATATAGTGTCTGATTCGCCTGAATATAAGCAGCAGAAATAACACCCTGAACTGTTGAACTGTCAAGATAAACTGTTTGTCTTGCCTGCACATATGCAGAGTCAATCAAAGAAATCGTTAATGCCGAATCAATTCCACCAGCAGCAGTTACTGCAATAGAAGAAACTACGGATGAATCTAAAGGAACCGAAGGAATTAAATTGACTTTCTCTGCAGTTAATACTGCACTGTCACCAAGGTAAATTGTGTTACCAGAAAGATATAAGTCTCTCCAACGACGAGCAGAGTCACCAAGATCATAAGTAGAATCTGTTGCTGGAATTATATTACCAGCAAATCCGCTTGTTAATGTTGAGGAATCTAAAGTAACAAAGGTTGAAGTATTAACCCAACTTGCGTTGCCGTTTCCTAAACTCTTAAGAACCTGTCCCGATGTACCATCAGCGCCAACAATATCGCCTATATCAAGAACTTGTGTCTTTGCGTCAATCAAAGTGTTGACTGTTGCAGAATCAGTTGAAGCTGTTACTCTTGAATTGATATAGTCAGAGTCGATTATTCCAGTTACAAAACCAGAGTCTCTGAAACGATCTCTTGCTTGAATGTAGGCAGAGTCGACTATACCAATAACTGCAGCAGAATCGAGAGTACCGCTCGCGGTTGAACTAATAACACCAGTAGCAGAATCATAAGTTATATTTGATCCGGCAACCATAAACGGACGGACTTGAGCAGCAGTAGGTGCTGCTTGACGCAACTGAACATACGCTGAGTCAACAATGTCTTGAACAAAATTAGAATCGCGGATACGATCTCTTGCTTGGATATAAGCAGTGTCTACAATTCCGGTAATGAACGCTGAATCACGAAATATATCTGCTTGTCTTGCTTGAATATAGGCAGAGTCGATTATTCCAGTTACGCCAGCGGAATCAATTCCTCCAGCACCACTCAAGTCGGCAGTTATAACACCTGTCGCTGAGTCGTATGTAATATTTGTGCCGGCAACTAAATGTGGACGAACTAATGTTGCTTGATCAATCCAAGTGGAATTACCATTGCCTAGACTCTTAAGAACCTGTCCCGATGTACCATCAGCACCTACGATATCACCAATGTCTAATACTTGAGTCTTTGCATCGATTAAAGTGTTAACCGTTGCAGAATCAGTTCCAGCAGATGCAGTTATACTAAACTGACCAGTAGCACTATCGTATGCAAGATCTCCACCTGCACTAAACATATTCTTAATGATAGCAGAGTCAAGAGATACAGTAGGTATTAAATTTATTTTAGCAGCAGTAAGTGTAGCGGTTTGTCCGAATATAATACTGCTATCGCTTAGATATAAGTCTTTGAAACGTTTGGTTGAATCACCAAGATCGAAAGCAACATCAGTATCTGGAACAATACTATTGCTTATTGCGTCTAATACTGCACTTACTTGTGCTGCTGTTGGTGCAGTAGTTCTTGCATTAACATAATCAGAGTCAACTTGTCCAGAGACCAGATTAAGAATTTCGCTAGAATCGAGATAATTACCTGCAGAATCAGATAAAAAGTGTGCTACATTATTATCGTTCTTTTTAAAATAAAGTTTACCGTCAGTATAGTTGAGAGCCAACTCACCATACGATAAATCTGAACTATCAGGAATCCTTCCTAAAACGGAAGATTTCTTGAGAATAATATTCTGTGCCATCTCGATCCTTAAAAAAGGTGTAAAACCCTCATAAAAATAAGGGTGATGTCAATTTAAATTTTAGTAGGTTCCACCATCAATTGTATCTATAGTCACTGCTCCAGCGCCACTGACGTCAAAGTTGGTTGAGTTAAACGATGCCACACCGACTGCCGAAGTAGTTGCTATATCGCCCGCAACGTTAATCTCACCAGTACCGTCTGTGTAAGTGATTGTTATACCATCCCCAGTAGTTAATGCAGTCGCTATAGTATCTTCAACATATTCTTCAATTGTTGTGTTTACATCACCAATATGAAGATTAGATACTACAGTTTTACCTGTTCCATTTGGTGTTAACGTTAAATTACCATTAGTGTCTGTTGAAGTAATGGCATTACCATTTAACGAGATATTATCAACAGTAAGTTCAGTAAGACCAGTTATCGCTGGGATAGTCTCGCCAAGAGCAACTTCACTATCACCGATAAATATACTGCTGTTGGATAATCCACTATTACCAAGAGCATTAAGACTAACTGCACCAGAACTAACCGTAAAGTCTGCTGAAGCAAAAGAAGCGACACCGAGCACAGTATCAGTAGCAGTTGCTACAGTTGCGTCGATTGCTCCGTCACCAGCATCATCATAAGAGAAACTAATATTAGTGTGCGAACCATTAGTTGCAAATTGCGCACCAGTAATATCTTGTACTCTTTCAGTAGTATGATAAAGATTCGTCCCTTCAGAAAGATCACTGGTTGATTTCGCAGTAAAGTCAGAATCAAAACCTTGATACACACCAGTTAAGGTTGCTGCATTAAAGTCTGCAAGAGCGAAACTCGAATCAGTGCGATCAATAAGCGAATTACCACCAGCTGAATCTATAGTACCAATATATTCTGAGAAAAGATAGTATTGACCATCGCTAGCATCACGGAAGAAACCAGTATGTTGACGAGTACTTCCAGCATCAGGAGAATAATGCCCGAGGAAACCAATATCAACATCATCAGAAGTTTCATTAGAATCCGCGAGTATGATAAGAGGATCTGTAACACTCAAGTTTGATGTGTTAATTATCGTCTGAGTGCCGTTGACAGTCAAATCGCCAACTGTGACACTTTGGAATGTTACGTTATCACTTGTTGCAACTGCCTGTCCAATGCTTATCTCACCAGCACCATCAATACCAACACCTGTTCCAGCACTAATGTGCGCTAAAACTTCTGCTTGACTCGGACCTGTATATGTTAATACACCTGTACCGCTGTTGTATGCTAGTGAACCGTCGCCACCTGCATCATTTACGCTTATAGCGCCTCTGGCTCTTGCAGTAGTGTGGTAGAGGTTAGTAGAACCTTCAGCAACACTATCAGTTCCAATAGTAGCGGTTCCGCCAAGAGCGTAAGCAGATCCATTGATTGTGATTGAACTATTTTCTAACTGACCATTACTAACACCGCCAGACTTAATAGTAATATCGCCTGAAGTGTTGTCAAAGTCGGCACTGTTAAATTTCGCAACACCAATTTGACTATTGGTAGCAGTTGCAATAGAATATGTAATTCGGTTTGCGCCACTATTAGATGCTACAGATAATGCACCAGTTGGTCCAGCAGCAGCAAAGTCAAGTTGTTCTGATAGAAGCGAAATACCTATCGAATCTGCACCATCTGCAGTGACATTAATTGTGCTAGCACTAGCAATTGATGTGGCATTAGTAATACGACCTTGTGCATCAACAGTAAGTATAGGAATATTACTATCGTTACCATAGACGCCAGGAGTTACTGCTGTATTGTCTAAGTTAAGTGTAACAGTATCTGTCGCACCGCTTACTGAACTAAGTCCTGTGCCACCAGCAATAGTGATTGCATCACCGTTGTCGACAGTTTGAGCACCACCAGTATCACCTTGGATAGTAACCGCAGTAGAAATTGCTACAGTAGACGCTGCTGTTAAACGACCTTTTGCGTCAACTGTAAATGTGGGTATAGCGGTAGTGCTACCATATGAGGCAGGAGTAACTGTGGTATTTTCTAAAGAAAAAGTAAGCGTCGGACCTGCAGGTTCGTTATCACCACTCATTACCGCCTTTAAGTTCGCGTCAGTCGCGACTTCTAAACCCGAATCAGCAAGAGTTATCGTACCACTTGATGACGAGTCTGCAGTAATTGCTAAGTTAATCGACGTTCCAATCTGGTTGTCGACATATGTTTTGTTTACTGCGTCTGTTCCGGTAGTAGGAGTTGCAACATTAGCAATTCGTTTACTATCGGCGCTGATAATACCAGATCCATTGGCAGAAAGAATTAAGTTGCCATTGGTATCGGTTGTTGTTAAAGTGTTTCCATTAAGAGATAAATTGTCAACTAAGAGTTGTTCAATTTTATTATTTTCGTCAGTAATAATCGCTTTGTTTGCAGATACTACACCATGACCATTTGATAAAAGATCAGCAAAATATTGACCGCCAATTTGTACAACACTATCGGCGAATCCATTAGTGCTATCTCCAATGCCAATATATAATCGATCACCACCGTTTGAGGAATCGCCGGTTTGATATGAATATGCTAATTCACCGTTCTTTAAAACGTTTGCTCCAGGAGTTCCGGAAGATCCCGAACGTTTTATCTGTATAATTGACATTTAAAATCCTCCGCCGTCCGAAACGACATTTTCTCCGAGCGATAATAACGGTTCAAAAGCACCAGATGCTTCATTGAAAGTAAGCAACGCTCCAGTTTGTTCACCGTCTCCGGCTGTTAAATTGACCGTAAAATTAATTGGTATCCTACTATTTATATCTTCATTGACGTTTACTCGACGAACTGGAGTGCCTACAATAACCTTTTTAACTTGAGTTTGTCTTCTTCCAACGACTTTTACCTGAGTTTTACCGTCTACTGAAAGTCCTTGTGCTTTAATGATCGCCATGATTTCCCTATTTGGTCACAGATGGGGTTACTGTTACAGTTCCCTGCAACACTCTTTCTATGATTGTATTGCTATCACTATCATTATGAGATACTTCAACATCATATACGTATTTTTTTCTTGGGTTCAAAAGGTCAGTTTGCGAGTTTGTTAAATTTAAAGTAAGAATACCGGCGCTAGCAGGAGAAGCGATAGCAGTAGTAAAAATCGTTGTGTCAGCACTATCACTATTGTAATTTATTTTCATTTTCGCCGCAGCAGAAAATCCAGTAAGGTCTTTTTTAGATCCGTCAACGTCTACCAAATGTAATTCGATAGATACATCAGAACCCTGATCAATAGTAATATCTTCGTAATGCGCCATAAATGAACCCAGAATTAAATCAACAATCGTTTTTATTTATAATGATTTCAGTCTGTAAATGACAATTCTTCAACGATTTGTTCTTGTATTCCTTTAGACATATCAGAACGATCAAGAACAAAAGCAACAGTCATACGCCAACAATCAGTCGAAGCCATGTGATAAACCAGATTATTTTTTGGTTCATTATAACTACCAAAATATCCTGCTTTACAATTCCAACCTTTTTTGTCTGGTATTTTAATTATCTTTTTCTTTTCATAATCATAATGTTGCCAGTATCCATTACCATTTTCAGACCATGTAAATATAAAGTTATAGGCAGAAGCATTTGCGTTATTGTGCCAAGAAATAAATCCTCCTGGAGGATAAACTGTAAATAAGGCATTATGTCTTAACATTAAAGAAGTAGAGAATTCTACAATGGTCTCATTATATCGATCAATAATTTTTTTCGCAATATCAGAATCTGGATCTTTGAATTTTAAACTAACACCATTGAAACCATAACCTTTAACCTTTGCCGGAAACCCGCTATGTTTTTTCCCTTGATTTAATATTGCTCTCAAATAATCGTCAGAACAAAAATCATACCGTAATACATCCCAACTTTTTTCGTCTTTAACAATAGAGTTACAAACATTTTCGTCAACAAACCATTCAAACTCGCTCAAAAGATCTAATGTATCTTTATTCTTAATCGGAATATTTTTCATGTTAAAGACTTGATTTAACTTTAGAATCAGAGAAATGACGAATAACAATTGGTTTTACACAATGTTGTTTAATATACTTCGAATAATAATTCCATCTCGCATCATCGTCAAATATACCAACTTTGAGATTTTTATACTTCGGTTCTTTATTGACCAACCACCAGAGACTAAACTGATCCCATCTTGACAACGTTTCTGGGTAATTAGCATAATCATATTGACCATTTTCGTCTACCGGCCACCATGATTTATCATATTGTTTTACTGTTAAATCATACCAATCTCGCATGAATTCTCTTACTATTGGGCGGGACATATCATACAAACAAACACCACCACAAAGAGTCATCTTTCCTGCAGGAAAATGGATTTCTTTGAAACAATATGCACGGTCATCTGTCAACTCGGTAAACATAACATCGTATTCTCCTAATTCTTCGAATACGTGTTCAATATCTTCGTGGACAACTTCACAGTCAGCATCAATATAAAAAGACAAATCATAAGGAGAACGCGCCATACCGTCTAATTTTGCGCGGAGATGATCATCACACAATAACAAATCATCTGCTATAGTTTCATATCCATCAAGAAATCGTTCTTCTGTTACTAAACAACACTTGGCATCTGGATAAAAATCTTTGATAGATTCTATTAGGTAAAGAGCAGATTTATAAAAGAAAACACTTCTTGAAGCAATTATCACATATCCTTTACTCAGGTTTTTCATCTATAATACCTTGTTCAATACCAATTAATATAGTTGCAATTGCTTGTGCTTCAAGTAAAGATTTTGCTTTACGAATTTTCGATTTAATTTTTCTATTGTTCGATTTTTTTATAGAATCAGTTTGAAATACCGAAAGTTTATAGGTAAACAATTCTTCAAGATCTTTTGATCTTTTCTTTTGTTCGTCGAGTAATCTTCTTTGGGATTTTTCTTTTTCTTTCCTTTGACAACGTTGTAAAGTGTTTTTCGTTATTCGCTCAACACCCCACTCAGTAATAATCGCTTTATAATCATCAGATTCTTCAGAAGAAGTTATTTGAACTGTTCTTTCTTCTGAAATCCGTTTTAATGCTGTTATGCTGCTTTGGTCTTCACCTCGTAATTTCCAGTTTGTCCAAAAAGCATTAGGCATATATTTTTCATTCATGCAACCCTCGCGTATAATGTATATGTTTCAATTACCTCACTTGTATTTAATACAGTAGAAGCAGTAAATTCGTTAGTATAATCAGCGTCCGACTCACTTATATAGGTAGTTTCGTAGGGGATGGTACCGACATAATCTCCGGCAAAATCACCAACATAATTACCAGAATATGTTGTTGTAGATGTTGCCCCAACATAATTACCAGCATATTCATTAGTATAACCTACAGTAACCGTCCGTTGATAATTGTCAGCATTAATATAATCGCCGGTAAAATTACCAGTATAGTTAATAGTACTCGTTCTTGTAGATATTGTCGCGCCTGCATAATCACCAGTGAAATTGCCGGTATATGTGACAGTGCTGTTACGCGTATAATCTTCTAAATTGTCTACTGCTCCTGTATAAGTTCTTGTTCCAGCGTAATTACCGGCAAAATTTTGGTCAGAAACATATTCGCCGAGAAAATCGCCAGTATAGTTACCGACATAATCTCCGGCAAAATCGCCAGTATAGTTACCAGAATATGTTGTTGCTCTGGTAGAAGCAAAATCAACAGCACTAACATAATTACCAAGGAAATTACCAATATAATCACCAGAATATGTTGTTGCTCTGGTAGAAGCAAAATCAACAGCACTAACATAATTACCAGTAAAATCGCCAGTATAGTTCGTTACTCTGGTAGAAGCGAAATTAACAGCACGAACATAATTACCAGTAAAATCGCCAGTATAGTTACCGATATAATCTCCGGCAAAATTAACAGCACGAACATAATTACCAACATAATTACCAGCAAATGATTTAATGTAGTTTTTTATTCCAGCATAATTAACTGTACTGGTAGTGGTTTGTGCATTGCTCGCTGCACCCGCTACTGAGGTTGCCGTAAGACTGAACGTAGAAATCGTTTGGTTTGCACTAAATTTTTTGGTGGAAGTTCCAGGATCGTATAGATCTGCAGTCGCTTGTAGTTTTAAAGTAACATTATGTGCATTAGTCTGCGATACCGGACCTCTAAATCTAACCCTAACATCAACAAAAGATCTTGCTGGTGTACTTAAAAAGTAGAGAGATGGGTTAATTTCAGGATTATCATTTGCAACTATTACTGATGTAGTGTTACTTGTTCCATTAGTAGACGGAGATCCACTAAAATATTCTGTTGCTGTGAATGGAGCAGGGGTGGCAGATGCGGTATTGGAATGCATTGCGATAACATCACAATTGGTTTTACTACTAACCACCACTTTCCAGTTTCCAGAACCTGAAGTTGACGATCCAGATGATCTAGAATGCCAATCAATGGGAGTGAACGTTAATGGCGAAACATATCCCCCAATCGCGTTCCCCTGAACTGCAATTCTAAAAATATAATCTTGATCTTGTTGTACAGAATAACTTACTGTCTTTGACTCTACCGTGGTTGAGTCTAAAGTATTTGAATGAGATCCACCAGAACTAGGTGATATTGCGTCTGTACCTGCTAGACCCCAATTACCTGAGGCCGTTGAAGAAACCTCTTGACCGAACGTTGTACCGTAAGTAGAATCTACAGATCCTCCGGTATCAATGGGTGCAAAAGTTCCGCTAAAATTATAGTAGTTACCAACATAGTTGGCGGTATAATTTGCAGCTCCAGTATAATTACCAGAATAGTAACTTACACGTGTACTTTGAAAGTCGACATCTCTTACATAATCACCAACATAATTACCAGCATAAGTTGCTGTGCTATTCTTTTGATAATCAATATCTCTTACATAATCACCAACGTAATCGCCAGCATAAGTTGCTGTGCTATTTCTTTGATAATCAATATCTCTTAGATAATTACCAACGAAATTGCCAACATAATCACCAACAGACGTTGCTGTGCGAGTGCTCTGAAAGTCGACATCTCTTAGATAATTACCAGCGAAATTACCAGTATAATTTTCTATTGCAACCTGTGTGCGATTTCTCGTATATGTTTCTGCGACGGTAGCAGTAGAATTTCTTTGATAGGAAACAGCGCCTGCATAATCGCCAACGAAATCTGACCCTTTAACATAATTTACTGACGCTATATAATTGCCAACATAATTCCCAGTAAAATTAGCAACAGAGTTTGAGGCACTTGTGGTTACATAATTTCTTATGGAAGTATAGTTTCCTGTGAATGCAGCAGTGTATGCTGCAGTGCTTTCAGTTTGGTAATTAATCAAACCAGAGTAATCACCAATAAAATCTGAAATATAATTAGCAGTGCTGGTAGAAGTAAAATCGCCAGTATATTCTGCAGTATAATCTTCTACATCTGTAGCAGTACGAACTGATGTGTATGGAACATCTAAAAGATATGCGTTCGTATAATTACCTTCAAACGCTGCAGCATAAGCAGAAGTATAACCTCCCTGAGCTACTTCTTGCCGTGTATCTGAAACATTACCTAGCGAAACCCAAGTGCCGCCTACTGGTGCACCTTCTGTTGCAGAACGTATCTGATATCTACCAACGCCACCTTGTGCAATTATTTGTTTTACTTTTTCGCCAAGAGTCTCACGAAGTTGTGTTTGATTTAATCTTTGTATGCCTTGATACGTGCCGCCATTACCGCCCGACCGTTTTAGACTTGCTGGTAGATGAGTAGTAGTTGGCGCGTTTGAACTTTGTCCAGTGGTTCTAATATAAAAATTATAACTGGTTGAAGTGCCATCTATTCTCGTGTCAACGAAGGCATTTGCTTTGTAGATTGTCCAATCTGCACCTGGACTGCTCGACGCTACTCTATAGGTGCCTGGATATTCATTTTCTATAATTGTCTTTGATAAACGATTTGCTAGAACATATAATTCATTATCATCAAATTCTTTAAGACTGTTTACACCACCTGCACTATCTTCCCAACCAACTAAACCTCTGAAATTAGAATTAGTTTTGTCTTGTGCTCCATCTTTAATGTGGTAATTGTAGACATTTACGTCTTGCTGTATATCTAATGCAGTACCGCCAACAGGAGTTGTCTGAATCGTGTTGGTAAATGCGCCAATTCCAGTTGCACCTAAACTACTTGCGGCAATAGAACCTATAGAAGAACTGTCAGTGAGAGATAGATGTAACCCAGCCTCATATGCAAGATACCGTTCATCGATTTCTTGAAATGCAGTTAGATCGCCGTTAGAGTTATCTATTTTTACGGGGGTTGATGCGCGTCCCACTATCTACTCCAAGTTATGCTGGATTCAATAAAGTGCCAGCAGAGTCATATACGTCTATTATTCTACTATTTAGTTCGTTTATCGCAGCGATTACGCTTGATTTATTTGTAGTTGTCATAGAAGCAATCACACCAACGTCTGAATCTAATTCATTAATAGCAGCAGCATGATCAGATGCAGCAGTAGTTAGAGCAGTTCCAGTAACTAATGTTCCCCCAGTAACAACGTTACCCGAAATATTTGCGCTGTCGTTAAGATCTAAAGGTCCATCAATAGTAGTTGCATCTAAAGTGGTAGTTGTAGCATTTAATGTTGATGGTGAACTAACACCAATTGCTGTTCCATCAATATTACCACCATTTATATCTGCGGTATCCGCTATCAATGAATCAATATTTGCAGTACCATTAATATAAAGGTTACGCCATTGTTGTGAGTTAGACCCAAGGTCGAAAGAATCATCAGTATTAGGTATAACACTTGAATTGATATCAGCATTTAATACGAGATTATCAGTATTATCATCGCCAAGAGTTACAGTGCCAGAAGATCCCGCCTTAAAGTTAACAACTCCGTCAACAGTAAGTGTACCATCGATTTGAACATTACCGCCAACGTCTAAGTTGCCAGTAACATATGCACTATCATTAACAAGTAAAGAACCGTCTAAAGTGGCACTGTCTAAGGTAGTCATCCCGTCAACATTTAAATTGCGAGTAACTTGTGCGTCACGATCAACAGTTAAGTCATTACTGATATCAACGTTATTATTGAAGTCTGCATTACCAGATTCAGACATATCAAACGTAAGAGCAGTAATAGTAACTCCGCCATCGTTACCCTGAATTTTTAGATCACCATTGGATATTGCAGATTTAAGTAATAAATTGTTACCAGTCTTGAAAACTCTTCCAAACTCTGTACCGCCATCTTTTAAGACTACATTGCCACTATTATCGGCGTCAAGCGTAATAGTTCCAGACGCATCAAGTAAGGCGTCCCCAGTAACATTTGTCGTAAAGTTACCACCAGAAGTTTGAGTAAACGTACCTCCAGAAGTTTGTGCGATAGTAGTTCCGGCAACTAGACTGTGAGAAGTACCAGCAGAATCTGTTATTGATCCAGTAACGTCAGTTGTTTGATTTCCGGAGATTACAACGCTGTGATTAGAACTAATGGTCTCTGTTAAACTGCCTGTTACATCAATCGTATTAGCAGAACCTAAACCATATTCAAATCTTGCAGTGCCGCCATCTTTAAAATCAATGTTGCCGCCATCAGCATCTAACACTATGTCACCAGCAGCATCTAATGTTACAGTATGTCTTGGGAAATCTAGTTCAACAGTGTTTGCTGCACTATCCCAAGTAAGTTGCATATGAATAGCATTACCTTTCTTACCATTGACGATGAATAAATCACCACCATCGGTGCGTAAATAAAGGTCTGAGTCTGCTTCACGAACCCGATAATCCAACTCGAGTATTGCGCCAACAAGATCAGAATCATTATGTAATGATGGAACCCAACCCCATTTGGGATCGACTCCAGAATCTAGTCTTGTCTTATCGCCGAGATCATCACCGATCTGATTTACTTTCCTACGAAAAGTATTAATACTATCAGTCAGATTTGCTTCTGTCGGTCTTGAATATCCGTAAGGGTTCGCCATTATAGTTTCTCGAGTATCCTGGTTAATGTATCTTGAATATTGTCAACCTTTTGCTCTAGCATATTTACTTTATTCTGTAATTGTTTTTTAGAATCAGCTTCTTGTTTTCTCTTTGCCTTTCTATCACGAGCAAGTTGTGCTTCGTTCTTATTTATAAATACGATTGCGCCGGTTTCCGCGTCTTTATAATAATTGCTTTCTTCTTTAATACTATAGAATTGCCTAGTCATATTACACCTTAATCTATATACGCATTAGCAACAAATTCACGGATTCTGGGCACTTTAATATTATTTGATGACCTGAAAACAATCTTAAATTGTGCTATGTTAAATGCAGTTAATTCTGATTTTTCATATACAAATTCTCTGAAATCATTAGAGTTTTCAGTTTTGGGTATAGTCCCCTTTGGAGTTTGTAATGTCCAATCAACTTCTTTTATTGGTGTGCCTGATTTAACTGTTGTTCTGTAATACAAATCAAAGTTTGCGACATTAGGACAATTCGCTTTTAAAGATATTCGCAATCTTGTAGCGTCCTCTACCAATTCTAGTGGTACAGTTATGTGTTTCGCTGCTGCTGATCCTCTAGTAGCATCAGTTTCTGCAAAATATGCAATAGGTATATTATTACCTGCTGAATTCGCACTGGTATATGTTGATTCAGTATCAGAAGGACTAGATGCTATTTGATTATCGATTTTATTATTACTAAAATCTATTGAACATCTCTGCAAGTCAACCTTTGGAGTGACAAAGTCACTATTAGATTTCAAATTAAGTTTTAATTCTACAGATTTAGCAGCTCCGCCAGTAACATTCGCTGCTTCTAAAACTGGGTTTGCTATCATCGATGTCCTATCAAGTAGGTATCTATCTTTATGATTTACTCTCAAAGCAACGGTATCTTTAACAAACCGTGTTTCTTGTCCAGCAAAAGATCTTCCAGAAATTAATTTAATATCACCAGTTAAACTACATCCTCTCGGAACGATGTTATCGAATTTAGGTGTCATTTCTGTAAATTGGAAGTTCTCTGTCGCTTTAACTACAGTCCCGCCTTTAATTGTTGTGGCAGTAGCAGTAGTTGGTGCTTTGAACGTATATCCTGAATAATCAGCATTAACGATCGTCTTGCTTCCCATTAAATTGGCACCAGTAATGCCAGCATAAACTGTAGAAGAATCAAGTCCTGAAATAATAACTGCGTCACCCCGATGATGCCCGTGTCCGTTATGAACAACCCTAACATCTGAATCGCCAGAAATAAATCTAAGCGGATCTCTTGGCAATAACTGAGATTGAATTGCAGCATTATTTAATTCTAATGTCGCTTCTTTCACGAATTTTGCTCTTGTTAAACTATACATCAAATCAAAATTTCGTGAAGGTTGCCAGTTCTGAGAATTTTGGGGTTTAAAGAATAATCCGTTATCATTACTTTGACTGATTTTTCTTTGAGTTGATCCCACACAAAATTTATCTACTTCACCAACATAGATACGATACCCGTTAGTATTGGGAGAAAGTATACAGATAGCATATTCTTCTCCTCCGTTAAGATAAACGGGTTCATCAAAAGTAAACGTTGTTGGCAATGCTTTTATTTGTGCTAGTGTTGGTCCACTCGGGTGAGCGGCACTAACCGATACTGCTGTTGATCCATTAACTAATTTTTCAGAACCTGAAATAATCTTAGATGATGGTCGACCGTTTTCAACTGGACGAATTTGGATTTTGACAGGTTTAGTAGCATCAATTGTATCAAAGTATAATTTAACATCCGTTATATAAACACCTTCTGATTGATCAATATAAAAAGTTTGTGCCATAGGATCAAAAGTCGAACTTCCTGTCTCAAAGTGGTTCGGGTCTCTATTATCTTTCGTTTCTGTTCTACGAGGATCAAGTTCACCAATGTTTGAATGATATGCATCAAAATATTGAGTAACATCTTCTGTTGACGCAGTAGAAATGTTACTTATAGAATTGGTTGCATTATAATTGACTGCCTGCTCTGAGGTAACTTCCTCTAGGCCATCTGCATTAGAAGTATTTGTTCCTGCACCAGTTTGAGTGAGATTTAAAGCACCACCATCTATCGCGCTGTTAGCACCGTAACCACCACCTGAAGTGTAAGAAGATGTTCCTTCTACAATACCACCTTCAGATACGCTGCCGATTACACCGTCTCTTGTATTGGCCGCAGTATATCCATCAGAAAGAACGAGTGCTTGGACAGTTTCTATTTCACGGTCTAGTAAAACAAGATTCTCTGCTTTAAGTCCGCTTGCTTTCTGGTTTGTTACCGTTGCATTATCACCAAGAGCAAAATTAAAGAGTCCGTCGTCTGCTCCCTCAAAATTAAGTAATGATGAAGTTACTCGAGTATGAGGAGTAATGTCTACGTCTTCATTTATATTATCGAAGTTTACTACATCGCCGCCATCATTACCACCAATTGTAACCGTAGTTGCAACACCATTAACATCAGACGTTGTACTAGTTAATTCATTAGAATATGTAAGCAATCTAGTAGAAGAAACTGTTTTTTCTTCAAGTCGTAAAGTTCCTTCTGCTGTGTAAGCCATTTCTGCTTTACAAGTCCAACTGTTATTGAAAGATTGAACATCTAACAGCGTAAAGATTTGAGTTCCAGTTTTAAACGCTTGCCCTGCTTTATTTGTGTTTACTCGATACTCAATATCATTTTCATCATTAAACGGAACGGACTCAACTGATTGAGATATTTGACACGGAATATAGAAAGAACCAATCAATGCTCCAGTGTTATCTGTAACCAGAGCAGTAGTCCCGTCTGGATGCTCTGTTGCATTAGCATTTGTGTTAGATATGTCTGCAGTTACGTCAGAACTAAGAACAAAAGTGGATTCTGCACGACACCAATTACTAACTGGTTGTTTTCCGAAATAAGCATATACTGTAGTATTTGGTTTAAGACCTTCTGCTTTAAAGTAAATCTTTCTTGCTCGCATCCAAGGAGTAATAACAACTGAAACTTCTCGAGTTCCAATCGTTTCTAAAATTACTTCACTAGAAATAATCTTAGTATTATAATTGATCTTAACATATTGTATACCGGCGTCATGTTGACCTACTACTTCTCCGCTAGGAACAGGAATCCATTCTACTTCAGGAGTTACAAATACAGCTTCTTCTCCTTCTTCCAATTGAGAAGTATCTTCGCCAGTCCAACCCCAAACATCTTCTTGATAAAGAGAACCTTCAGCGGGAGTAAACTCTCTTCCGTTGTCGACAATCTTATCAGGAGTAAACATAGTTTGTTTCCAATCGTCCGTCTCGGGACTTAAAACTATGGTTCCTATAATTTCAGGAGAAACATATGGATTGAGCAGCATAGAAGATGACGCTAGAGGTTGACTAATATAATCAACGCTCTTATAATCGAGCATAGCATAGTCACCAATAAACTTACAAGTTGAAGTATTAGTATTCTTGATCAACCTGATATTTTCTACATTGAAAGAAGGACGTAATTCTCTTTTCTTAGGATGAATCGACGCTCTATAATTTGCATCAGTTGTATCTGCTTTACTGTTGTTAACAAATTCATCAACTAAAAACCCTGCGGAAGTAAGAAGACCACCATTACTGTCTAAGACAGCACAGTTTTTTGCTTTTAATTCAGATAAAGAAAGTTCAACTTCTTTTTGGAATAAACTGAATCTCTTATCGAGTTCAGCAATATCTCTCATAGTATATCTTCTATTGTCAATTGGTTTTATTAATGAAGTATCTCTTGGATTCAACATATTACCATTGACAATAAGTTTGTACAATTCGAGCGTGTCTTCTGGAGTTTTTCTAAACTGCGGTTTTCGAGCAGGTTTACCCCTAACATATCTGAAGACACCATCAATACCTATGACTAATTTATCTGCACGAGGGAGATAGTAGGACACAGGAGTAGTGATGTTTGTACCTTGTTTGGGAACATCAAATTTATTAGAGTATGTTCCGTTAACATAATCAGGTCGGAAGTCGACCATATCTCTGGCACTAACAGATCCGCCAGTTTCTTCTAAGTATGATGGTATTTGTGCATAGTTCAAAGAAGAATAAGAATTTACAGAGTAATAATGTCCGCTCGCTCCTCGCTGTAAATAGTTAAATCCGGCATAAACGGGACCAGCATATCCTTTTAAGTTGTCTAAACGACTTTCGCCGTAATAAGCATCAAAAACATTACGGTTGAATTTAAAGTAGTTAGAAATATCCTCACCAGAAGCACTGTCTTTAAGTGAAGTTATTTCATAAACGTCTGGATATCCAAGAGGGAAATCTGAATCAGCGGTTATTGTTCCAGTAGCAGTTGCAGCAACCTTCGTCTTTGTCTTCGGTGTTGCATCAGCAACATCCATATAAGCAAAGATGTCATAGGTTTGACCCGCGAGCAGGTTAGTAATTGTAGCAGCTGTTGAATTGTTTGTTACTGAAAACGCTCTAGTATTAACAGCAGAGTCAGCACTTGAAACAATCCAATCATTGGTGTCAGTAAATGTATAATTACTGAACGGTTGGTTAATAGTAATTTCACCGCTACCATTCGCAACTTGTGCAGGAAAATCTCTTTGTACAGAATAAGTTACATCAGTATTTACAGCGTCGCCGGTTCCAAAAGATTGTGCTCTTGGAAGATTAAGTTTAAACGATAACTTTCGTCCGGTTGTTGAAGAGATTAACTTAGTGCTTGAACCAATTTGTACAGTGTTGAAAAAATCAGAAGTTCCAGTACCAACACTTTTAACATTTCTAAACCCATCCCCAGTAGATAGAGAAGCACCCTCCAGGTTAATTAAATGCAATCGATAGTTTCCTGCTGGATCTTCTTCAAGTTGTCTGACTGCAGCAGTCCCAAGAATAGTTCCTGTTCCGCCAACTGCATCATATAGATTTACTGATGAGTAGAATGAAGGCAGATTTTTATTATCTGTAGCATTAACAGTTACATATTGCTCATATCCAATAGAAACAAACTCATTTGTTTTAGTTTCTATTGCAGTAGGTTTGTCAATAATTAATTCTGTAGGATGAGTGGTTTCACAGCGATATCCTTTAACATACGAAACGCCCTTTGAAACAGTAAGAAGAAAGTTATTTTCTGCCAATGTAGAACCAGCAGAGTCAACATTACCGAGAGTAATTCTGTAAGGATTTAAACTATAATCTCCAGATTCTTCAGAGGTTCTCTTTGCTAACAGATGATTAATTTTGAGCGTATCATCATTACTAGCAAATTTAGTAATTACACTTTGTTTTACAGAACAAAGTTGTATGTAAGAATCATCAGGATTTGTGAACGACTTATCGATCAAGATCAGTCGAATTCTGTATCGATCTGCTCCAGGAGAAGATAAGTTTGGCGTTCCACCTTGATTATCATAAAGAGATGTTGTATCTGATACGGTAACAATATCTTGAATTAATTGAAACCCTACTTCCCCTGTGAATAAAGGAGTATATTTAGAGAGAATAAGATGCTGCCCAGGAACGTTAACAAGATGCCCTGAAACGAAGAAGTCGCCTTCTGTAGTTTGTATTGAACAACCTTTTCCAACAGGAGGATTAAGAGGGTCTGTCCCTGCACTTTCTACAGTAATTGATCCAGCACCGCCTGAAGATGTTAAAACCTCTCCTTGTGTAAACCGTATACCGGAATTGGTTGCTGTTTGAGTACCGTCATCAATATATTTAACATAGAACGTAGCAGGGTCAACACCATTCGGCAAAGGAGCAACATATTGTAAGACCTGTGCTTGCACACCACTAGTTGCGCCAGTTAAAGTTTTTCCAATATGAGAAATTGTTGGTTGTCCACCTTCAGGATTAAGTCTTACATATTCATACGCGCTATTAATCGCGGTTCCGCCAGGATTAACCATAGAACCATTTTTAAATAGATTAGAACCAAGACGAGCGATTTCTGCCTGAATGATTGATTGCATTTCATTCAATTCTCTCGCTTGGAGTGCTCTACCTCCATGGAAAAGAACTTTATGATACGCTCTTTCTTTTTCCCAATCGTCGTTGTAGGTTGAACTAAATGAATTAGATGTAAAATTAGTAGGCATACTTCGTTCCTAGAATCTTATGACAATTTTGAGGTCTTCGGTTTGTTGCGAATTTCTATCAATCGCAGCGCGGTTATCAGTATATAACAAATCACCACTAAATCTATCTATGTCTGCTGCAGAATCGAAATTTGAACCTAATAATATTGCACTAACACCAGATCCATTGCTAATAGTTTCTGAATTGACAAACTGCGTAAATCCTGTTGAATCGTTCTGATGGTACCAGATTTTTGTATTAACGTTATCAGAAAAATCAACAAATGCTTTTGCACCAGAAGTAGCTCCAGTTACAGTGTCGTCTTCTTGAAACGTTCCGCCAGTCAAATTTGAGTAGACTAATTTTTTAAGAAATAATCCTGTCGTCGTAGTAAAGTTTGCTCCGCCAGGAGTTTTTGGATTTCGCATTAAAGAAACTTGTCTAAAATCATTAGAAGCAAGGATGGTGTCGTTTTCGTCGTTCTCAAGTTTGACATTAAACATTGCTGATAATGCGCGTAAATCTTGAGTGGCGTCACCACCAATACCGAGAGGAGGAGAAAAGATTGGTCTAACTGTACCAGTTCCGCCACCCGCAACTACAGCATTGGCATAATCATAATCTCTTCCAAAATTCTTATCGCTATTTGTGCTATCGTCAACAGTAACTTTAACGATATTACCATTGGCATCAATGGTAGCGGTTGCTGCAGCGCCAGTTCCGTTTCCTACAATAGAAACTGCCTGAGTAGAACTCGCGGGATAAGTGCCGGCACCATTCGAAACAATTTCATATCCTACGATAGATTTCGGATGGTTTGCCGCAGCATCATCTTGAATATCTTTCTGTTGTGACTCTGTTGCTTGAGCATAAGAAACTGCTGAGTCTATGAAAGCAACAGGTATGAAATTTGTTGAGACATACTTATTAGCATCACTACTGCTGATGTTATACAAAAATTTCCAAACATAACCATCACTAGTGTCAAAAGGTAACACTGATGTACCAGTTGGTTTAATCGTAGATCTAGTAGATTCTCCTCCGCCATCTTTACCTTGTTGCAGACAAATGTAAACATTATTTTCATCTGTCATAACATAATATCCGTTTGTTGGGACATTAGCAACGGCATCAGAAAACGCGGGATAAATGGTGTTTGCTATCCAGTCGTGCCTTGGAATAACATAAGAGAAATTAGCAATAACTTTTGCAGATTGTAATGCCAGTCTTGTATCTCTCGCATTTCTGAGCGATTGAAGCGCATCATTTACAAGAAAATCGGGCGCGTCGTCCGAAGCATTCCAGTCTTCTGATCGACCAATCGCCATGTAATAAGTATTAGAAGCAGAATCTAAGAAGTCTGTCTTTAACTTATCCAGCATGAACTGTTTAAATTTATTTGTGACAATAGCAGTCATTTGTTATTCTCTCCGTCTATTAAGACCATGATATGTTAGGATGTCCAGCATTTACTAAGCGCCATTTACTCGATTGGTTGTCCCACATTAAGTGTGCAATTGCAGAGTCGAGCAACATTTGTGTTCCTTCATGAAAAGTTCCTGTTACTGTCACTCTAAAATTACTACGATTATTAATATACTTAATTTGCCCCTCAATAGTTCCGCTAGGAAGTGTCGCTGCAGAAACGCCAGAATTTACAGTTTGAGTGCTGAGTGGTTTATCGCCATCGTATGTTCCACCAGAAACTGTCTTATGATCAAAATCTAATGCAATTTTTTGACCAAACAATACCGCTTTATTTCCTTTACCACGTAACCTAAGATTGATATCAGAATCTGTTCCTGAAGGAATCAAATCAATATCGTTACCACTAACTGAGTTACCAACAGCAAGGACATTAACAATATTCCCTCCTTGGTTATCAAGGAGAAGCATATTCTTACCAAGATCGTTCTTAATATAACCTTGTATCAGAGGGTTATTTAATTCTGCAGAATCTAATGTTTTATTAGTTAATGTTTGTGTATGTGCCTCAGTTACTACAGTGTCGTCGCCCGTTAATAGAGGCAAAGTAATAGTTCTATCTGCAACCAGTTCAGAACCTCTTACTTTATAATAATGATTCTCAGATAAATCCCCGATCAATGGAGTTAATAGTGTGGCAGAATCTAATGTTTTATTCTTTAGCGTTTGCACCGCAGAATCAAGGACAAAAAAGTTTGTGCCAGAATCAAAGGGTATTAATGTAAAAGAACTTGAGGACGTAGGGTTTTGAGCGCCAATAGAAATCGTATTTCCTGAAACACCTTGAATTTTAATTTCGTCACTATCGAATTCGATTCGCGAAGACAAGACATTTGCTGTGCCGAATTTCTCATAAATTTCTTGGAAATTCGCATTGATCTTGTTCGCGCCAGATCGTAACGTATCACCCGTTCCATCATTTGCTGCCGAACCTGTATTGATAATCTCGCGTGTCATTTCTTATTCCAATTGATTACTGATTTATTTATATGTTTTTACTTAGTTGTCGCTAAAATCATAAAAACTTTTCTTCGACGGAAATAGTCCTGTTATCCCTGAATCTACAGAGAAATCTAATCTGCCTCCACCTGCTTCGCCATAATTTGTAGAATCTTGAGAGAAGTCTGGGTAGTAAACTTGCCAATCGCTATCTGCGCCTGTGTGACCGCTTGCAACACCGCTATAATTTGGATCTGTTGTACTACCTATAACATATCCATCAACCATTTTTAGCAAAGAAGGATTGAATCTGTCTAGTTGAAAAAGAGTCGCTTCGCCAAATCTTCTAATAGAAGTTTTTTGCGGATCTAGACGAACGCC